TACTATCGATGCTTTCTTTCTCTGATAGTCTAGTGTCTCGAATGTCTGATATGAGTTTTCTAAATTTATCATCTTGCTCTGTTAGGTTCTCTACCTCTACAACATTGGTTTCTTTCCAACCTGCTTGTGTCTTTAAGAAGAACATCTGTGCAACTAAAGCATCTCTGCCTATACCACATGCAGTCTGAAATAGATTACTAGCAATGGTTGCTATAGCCTTTGCTTTACCTGATTTGAGTTCTTCCATGTAGTATTTATACATGGTAGGTTTGCTTAGATTGACCACATAACCGATCTGTTCATGTGTCAAACCAAGACCTGATAGTCTCTCGATTGTATCTGCTGTCTCTTGATTCTTGTCTACTAGCTTAGGCATATACAGTTTTTATACAGTAAAAATAAAAAAAGAGCAATCATTTCTGACTGCTCTCTTTCTTGTGTTTTGTTTAGATTAATACTTTTCTACTGTATCAATCTTGACATTAGCAACTGATTCACCGAAGTGATAAGAATCATATGCATCTTTCATTGCTTGTTCTTTTGCTTCCTTGATGTTGTTTGCTTCAACACTTATTGGAATGCTTAATGTTACTAATGTATCTACTCTGTACTCTTTCATATTATGTTTCTCCTGTTTTAGTTAAATTATTTGTCTAAAAGAACAAATGTTCCTTCATAACGACATTCCCAATACTTGTTGTATTTATCTGCCCATTCTTTAAGTTCTTTTTTTATGTCTACAACTGTTTCATTGTAATAAACGAAACAACTTAGATTTCCTCGTTCTTCATCAGATATATCAATAACATCTTTACCTTCATAATTGTAAATTCTTGTTTTAGGTTGGTTATAAATCAACTTATCTTCACCTAAATCATAATCTATACAAATTTTTGGTAATTTTGTTATCATTTTTTCTAGTTTTGTCATAATTTTTCTCCTTTATTTACTAGGGTTTAATTACCCTATATAAGTATTATATACTTTTAGTATACTGTTGCAAGTATTTTTTCATCTTTTTTGGGTTAATTAGCTGATGAAACCCATAAAATGCTGTTTTCTTGCCTCTTTTTAGAATTTTATGGTCTGTAATTAATTCTAAAGACTGAAAGGTATTAAGTATGTTAGGTGTTGCAAGACCACATATCCAAAGCAGTTTCTCGGTCTGCTTGACCACAATGATCTCAGGTTTATAGGATTGCTTGAATATAACAGGGTATCTGAACTTAGCTGATGTCTTAACACCACATTGATATCCTAGTTTACTTAGATCAGATATATGATAATCAACTGAATCACCTACAGTAAAATCTACAAAAGGTTCACCTAAATATTGCTCAACTGCACATTCACCTAGAAATCCATTGAGCCATCTAGCATATTCAAAGTTGTTATCAATCTTGTGATGATGCTCAGTATTCTTTTTCTTTAGAACTTCTCTTACAAATTCTTTAACTTGTGTAACTTTACTATCAGGTAATATTATTCTTTCAAATGAATCAGAATATTTTCTTACATGATTCTCATAATCAGCAATCATATATCAAACTTCATAGATACATATTCATATAATTTAGGTTTGATTGTTGTCCATTTAGTTCCTCTTGATAATTTGATGAAATCTTTAAAAGACAGTAAATCAGTCAATTTTGGGTTAACTTTGTTTCTGCTACATATTTTTTTTATATGCCTGAAATAAAGCTTAGGCATGTTTATTTTTTCCTCTAAATAAAGAGATGCATGAAAGGAATTCATATCTAATATTCCTTTGTTTTCATCTATTTCTATTTTTATTGTTGGCATTATATTTCTCCAATGTTGTTAAAATCTTCAAAGCATTTAGTGTTGTTATTCCATCTGATTGTGCATTCACCTACATTACCTTGCACATCTATTTCTCTTATTTTTGCAATTCTGATCTTAGTTGTATGGTTCTCATAGTCTCTAGTTACAATGATTCCAACATCTGCCTTATTATTCCAATGAGCTGAACCTGAGACATCATAAAGGCTATTGACAGTAAACATACCATCAGCATTTCTGATCTGTTTGGTCGGGTGTGCCACCAAGAAAGTGCATGTATCTGTTTCACGATTAAATCTTTTTATCTTCGATATCAAAAGTGATATGTGTTCATCTTCTCTAAGTGATGCTCTGTTAGGATTGATTTCATTGTATGGGTCTATGAGTAATCCATCTATGTTAAATTCTTGATGACATGCTCTAGCACGTTCTAATATCCAATCTATATCAGGTGCATCTTCACGTTTATCTACAAAAAGAAAATGCTCATGAATGTGGTCTATAGCATTCATTACTTCAGTCTCACTAGCACGATTGGAGAACATATGATCGAATGGTTTCTTGCAATATTTCTCAACAAGTCTTTTTAAATTAACTGCTGATGAATGCTCAGGTGAGAAGATCATGTATTTGAATCCATGTTCTATTGAAGTTCTCATTGCTATCTCTAATGTTAGACTTGACTTACCACTATTAGGTGTGCCTGTAAAAAGATTAAAAGAAGGTTTTATAATTTTAAAATAATTATCAATAGACCTAAATCCACAATAATATCTTTTTTGACTTTCACCTCTGTATAAAGCCCATATATTTTCAGTTAAGTCTTTAGCTCGATGTATTCCATCTACTTTAGTCATATCATTTCTCCTATATTAACCTGCAAGAAAATTTCTATTCTTACGTTTCTTTTCTAATATATTTGGTTTTTTATATATATTAGTATTGTGTGCATCTCCTGCACTACCGATTGTCGTATTTTGCACTAGTGCATTATTTGCACTACCGATAATATATCGATTGCAATTATTAACCCTGCCTTTGATTTTACCTATCTTTATAAAGCCTTTTTTCTCTAACTCTTTTAGATGTGTTTTTACACTTCTAACAGAGCAATGACATAACTTAGCAATATGCTCAATACTTGGAAAGCAAGCATGATCTGAATCTGCATAATTAGCTAACATCAGTAAAATAAGTTTACTGATACTTGTATTGGTATTTTGCTTAACTGCCCATGCCATAGATTCAAAAGACATTATTCGATTCCATAAAAATCATTAGCATCTACTTTCTTTTCTGTGCATTCGTAGATTTTATGCATATTCTCTTGTCTAGGTATCTTCTCACCATAGTAGTATTTAGATATCGTAGGAAAGGGAATACCACATTTCATTGCAAACTTTGCTATAGAAAGCTTTTCCTCTTTTAAATATTCATTTAGTTTCATTATAACTCCTGTTAATATTGTTCCCCTGAATTGTAGTATAAAATCAGTATAAATAAAAGCTTTACATATAACCTATTTAATATTAAGATTCTTGGTACATATTAGACCTGAGTAAGTCTGTCTACGAAACTGCTCATAATTAACTTATAGGAGAAGATAATGGCTATAACTAAAATACAAGAGAAACAAGATAGTGAACTTAGATTGGCTAGTGCATTTAACTTGTTTCAACAACTCAAAGTAACTGCTAAGAAAGATGGAACTAATCCACATTTCAAATCTAGTTACTCAACATTAGAAGCAGTCATAGATGCTGTCAATCAAGGTTCAGCATTTGGTCTGTTCTTTACACAGCACATTCATGAGCATGAAGGTAAGTTATTCGTTAAGACTGTTATGAGACATGTAAACGATACTGACACTTATGAAAGTTGTGTGCCTGTACCATGTGCTAACCTACAGAACCCACATCAAATGGGTTCAGGCATTACTTATGCTAAGAGATATGGTTTGCAATCTTTGTATGGACTTCCATCTGAAGATGATGATGGTAATGATGCAATCAAACCACAACCACCAAAAGTAAACCCAAAAGTAACTAACGAACTATAGGAGAATAATAATGGATGTAAATGAAGTTATGAATCAAGTACAAGATATAGAACAACGTGCTGATAATGGCACGTTGCAAGAATCACAATCGATCAATGGAACATTGAATGAAGCAAGAGAATCTGATGTCTTGGTCAAACAAGGTAAGATAGATGATGGCTCAGAATATGGAAAACAAATCTGTGTGGTCAAACAATTCAACCGACAAGGTGAGCAATACTATTCAGTCTTTGAAAGAGTTGGATATATAGCAGTTGCAGATGAACAAAATAAATATGATATCTATGGTGCTATGAACACTAACAACAAAGACTATAAAGTATATGGTTATAAGAAATCAGGCACATCTCAATCAGGAAACCAATATGAATTTATCTCGTTGGTTTTGCATGAAAAAGATGATATAAAGAAAGTTGAAAAGGATGATGTTCCTTTTTAGTTTTCATATTTGCTCATTTAGAAACGACAGTCATATCGTTTCTCCTATGCAGGTAGACAAAGATGACCCCTCTCGGTCTACCTGCTCACAAATCAAATCGGAGAATAACAATGGATAGAACACTTGGAATTGGTGGTAGTGATGCCAAAAGAATCATTGATGGTGATTGGCATACTCTATGGCTAGAAAAAACAAAACGTGTAGAACAGCCCGACCTGTCAGATGTATTACCTGTGCAGATTGGTGTTGCTACAGAAAAACTTAATCTTGATTGGCTAGAGAAATCACTTGTAGCTAATCATCATGAGCATACTAAGATCAAAAGAGATGTAACCTTACCTCAGAAAGATTTTATGATGTCTCACTTAGATGGATTGATTGAACAATCTAATATTGTGGTTGAAGCAAAACATACTTATGAAAATAATACTTTAGAGAATGTAGCTCAATATTATTATTGTCAGTTACAACATTACATGATGCATTCAGGTGCTAATGAAACATATCTCACAGTATTTTTTGGTAACAGAACTCATGATTGGACATCGATAGAATCTGACCCTGAGTTTCAGAAAACACTTTACAATGCAGAGAAATCTTTTTGGAAATACGTTGAGAACGATGAAGAACCAAAAGACTTTGCACCGATAGAACAACCAACAGAAATAAAACTAGATGGTATGACAACTCTTGATATGAAAGATAATGAGCAAATGAACACTCTGATTACATCATTGAAAGAATGCAAACCTTATGTAGCTAGACATAAAGAGATAGTTACAGATATCAAAAATCTAGTTCCTGATGATTGTAGAAAAGCAATCGGTAATGGTGTTGTGATATCAAGAAGTAAAAAAGGAACATTAACATTAAGGGAGAGTGCAAGTGAGTAGCTATTCTCCCTTACCTAATAAATTCTTTAAGGATTTCTGCCAACCTGATTTAAATAAAAATCCTACTTATGGTTTGATTACAAAAGTCATAGGTGAAGATGTCTGTAAAGATTTTCTAGAAGAAATAGAACAAAAGAAAATCAAAGTAGAGGCTAAAACTAAATCAGGTAAGAAAGGAATCCGACAAGTTGATGCTTGGAGAATACCACTTAAATCTAATATCGGTGAAAGATTTAATCACATTACATTAGATTTGAATTACACATTCAATTATAGATTATCCTGCATACAAGATATTCAATATCTAGAATATAAAGTCGGTGATTTCTATGATTGGCATTCAGATGTATCTGAAGGTGTCAGCTCACTTAGAAAGATCAGTATGTCTTATGTACTTAACGATGATTTTGAAGGTGGTGAACTAGAAATATTTCATGGTGGTGAGAACTATGTTCTCGATGCAAAAATAGAACAATTAGTTGCATTCACAAGTTTTATGAATCACAGAGTTAGAAAAGTAACCAAAGGTGTTCGTAAAGCTTTAGTGGTGTGGATTAATGGAGAAGCTTGGAGATAAAAATATGATAACTAAAGATAACTTAAACGAAAAAGATATGATTGATGCTATAAATGAATTCGAAGTCCTTTATAGAGTTTATAAGAAAAAATTAGATGAAATGATAGATTCTTGTTCTGATTCAGATTGGGTACAAGGTGAGATATCAGCATTTGAAGAAATATTAGGTGATGTCAATGTAATCTTGAAACTGTTAGAACAAAAAAAATTCGGAAAACCTGAATTGGTAAAATAGGGAGAATAACAATGACACAGAAAATGATGAAAGAAGAAATAGCTAAATGGACAATATCTGCACAAGAAGTCTTGGGTAGGATGACCGAAACTAAAGATAGATTGGTCAAAGACCTCAACCATAACCAAAAATTATGGAATGATCTACTACATCAGAAAGAATGGAATCAGGAAACTTTAGAACTCAGTTGTCAGTAT